TTTACTGCTTACAAACGTTATATATCGAGCAAACCTTGGGCTGCATCTAATTATCTTCGTGACCCATCCAGAAAACCGAATTGGTTATGACTAAACTAATTGAAAAGAATGACCCACGTTACTTCTCACAGACAAGTAACAAATACTATGACAGACATCACTATAAAATAGTTTACAAAAACCGCTCTATTGTGGTAGAATCATGGGATGAGGTTCAAGAGTGGTGGTGGAATAATTGCCATCAACCATTATTTGATGCCGTTGTACACGTTATTGACAAACCAAAGACTAAGAAAAAGTCAAAAGGATTTTAATTATGAAACACATTACCAGAGAGGATCTCATTCGTGAGTACTGCCAATATGTGGTAGACAAAATGGATGAAAAAACTCTTAAAGAAATTGCATCTGTAACATTAATTGCAAACATAAAACCAGAAAGCACATATGCTGATTGGGAAGATTATGTGGCACAAATGCCCTCTAGACATACAGTGGAGGATCTACTTGCACTAATCCAACCTTCTGTAAATATGGTGGCGAATAAAAATGAGGGATGAATTTATATGGGTAGAAAAGTATAGACCAAAAACTATTGACGAATGTATTCTACCTGAGAGTACAAAGAAAACATTCAAAGAGTTTCTGAAGAAAGGGGAGATCCCTAATCTTTTGTTGGCAGGGCCGCCTGGTATTGGTAAGACTACAGTTGCAAAAGCATTGTGTGCTGAGTTGGGTGTTGATTGTTATGTAATCAACGGATCGGATGAAGGTAGATTTTTAGATACAGTTAGAAATCAAGCGAAGAACTTTGCATCTACTGTATCATTGATGGACGCAGATAGAAAACATAAGGTCATCATCATAGATGAGGCAGATAATACTACACATGATGTGCAATTACTTCTTAGGGCGAATATAGAATCGTTCTATAAGAATTGTAGGTTTATTTTTACATGCAATTTTAAAAATAGAATCATAGAACCATTGCACTCTAGATGTGCTGTGGTTGAATTTTCTGTCAAGGGAAAAGATAAACCAGAGATTGCTGCTCAATTCTTCAAACGGATACAAGATATCCTAAAACTTGAAGGAGTTGAGTATGAAAACAAAGTCCTAGTAGAACTCATCAATAAACATTTTCCAGATTGGAGAAGAGTTCTAAATGAATGTCAAAGACATTCTGTTGGGGGTAAGATTGACTCATCAATTCTTGCCAATTTTTCTGAGGTAAACATAAATGATCTTATCAAAAATCTCAAGGAAAAGAAATTCCCAGAAGTCAGAAAGTGGTGTGTCAATAACCTTGACAATGATCCTTCTGTACTTCTTCGTCGTGTATACGACGCTTTGTTTGACACTCTTGAGGGTGCTAGTATCGCAGCTGCGGTATTGATAATCGCCAAGTATCAATACCAAATTGCCTTTGTGGCAGATCAAGAGATCAATTTATTGGCATGTATGACCGAAATCATGGTGGAGTGTGAATTCAAATGACTAAATCAACTTTTGCTAAAACTAAAGCACAAATTAAATCCTCTAGATACTATCTTTTCTGGGGTGCAGCAACCATCGCTGTTGTTGCTGGACAAGTCTATGTCGGTACTGGATACCGTGCAATGGCAGAATCAATGAATAGATGGTTTGAAGAAACCATTGATATCATAACCATACCCCACACAGGGCCTGGATTAGATCCAAGGAAGATGGAACCTATGGAAGATATGTGGGGGATGCCAATAATCCGATGATCCTCAGTGAAATTGATGCTGCCTACGCGGCAGATAAGTTCATTGATTATTTCTCTAATACTGGAAGAATTGATGAATACCTTCGTAATGTAAAACTAGATCGTATGGCTCAATTACCTGTGCCTTTATTTGGTATGGGGCCTGAGGATGATCTATTCACAGATTTTGATATGCACCCTGACGATATGCAGATCAAAATCTTTCCCGCTGGAGAGAAGAATGGATTTAGTAATGAATACTTTAATGAAAGATTAGAGATTACTACATCACATGCTATAGAGAAATCTGTGCCAGGAAAAGCTCTAAAGTGGATTGTAAAAGAGACCACCACAGATAAGACTATTGGGTTCTGTAGATTTGGATCTCCTACTATAAATTCTAAACCTAGAAATGATTGGTTAGGTAATGTACCAGAATTGTCTAGGTTCAATAGACACGCCATCATGGGATTCATTATTGTTCCTACTCAACCATTTGGATTCAACTATCTGGGTGGTAAACTTTTGGCAATGTTATGTTGTTCTCATCTTGCTAGAGAGACTTTGAATAAGAAATACAATGCAGATATTTGCTTGTTTGAAACTACATCATTGTATGGAACAACAAAATCATCATCTCAGTATGATGGACTCAAACCATACCTGAGATACAAAGGATTAACTATCAGTGATTTTACTCCTCTGATACATGACTCTATATTCAAAGAATTGAATAAGTGGTTTACTGCTAGAAACAATGACAAACTTCTAGTAAAAGAAGATGCTTCTAGTAGAAAGTTAAAGATTCAGACAAAGATGATCTCGATTATTAAAAAGTGTTTGAATGATGCTGAGAAACTACAAAAGTTTAATGATGCCATACTTTCCGCTAAGAATCTAACACAACAAAAAAGATTCTACATGTCTACCTATGGATTCAGTAACTCTAGGGAGGTTATTCTGGGTGAACAGGATAATTTAATCAAGGCAGAGAACTACGATAGATTTGAAGTAGACCAGATAATTGGTCATTGGAAAAAGATGGCTGCAAAGAGATATACTAAACTCAAAGATGAAGGAAGATTGAGAACTAAGTTGGAGACTTGGAACACTAATCCAGATGAGATAGATATTATTAGGTGATATGGCAGATTTAAAAGATTGGTTGAACTCTATCAACCTAAACAAACAGGATATTACATTAGAAGATCCTCAGTTAATTAAGAAGTATGCTCCATTCATTATCAATAAATGTATGTCTGCACATCTTGATTGCATCATGTTTGCTAATGAAATGAACTTAAATGCACACTTGGCCAAAGACCTTCAATATCAGTTTTATCTAAATAGTATCAGGAAAAAGAAGAGATTCTCTCCGTGGCTCCGAAAAGATAAGATCAAGAACCTTGATGTTGTCAAATCATACTATGGTTATAGTAATGAGAAAGCAATCCAAGCATTGAAGATTCTTAGTAAAGAGCAGTTGGATTACATTAAATCGAAAATTGACGTTGGAGGTAGAACATGAGTGGGTTTGTAGAACCTGAGATTGCTTGGTCACAGGATCAAATGATCGAAGTCACATTGAATGAACCAGATGATTTCTTGAAAGTAAGAGAAACTCTCACTAGAATTGGTGTAGCTTCTAGAAAAGAAAAGAAGATATATCAATCATGCCACATTCTTCATAAGCAAGGTAGATATTACATAGTTCATTTTAAAGAATTGTTTGCATTGGATGGAAAGTCTGCTAATCTTTCTATCAATGATGTTCAACGTCGAAATAGAATCATCACTCTCCTATCTGATTGGGGATTGATCACTATTATGAACATGGATCAGATACAGGATGTTGCTCCATTGAACCAGATAAAGGTTCTCTCTTACAAAGATAAAGGCGATTGGACTCTTGAAACTAAGTATAATATAGGCAAGAAAAAGAAAGTGGTACAAACATCTCCGAGTGCTTTTGTCAAGGCAGATTGACGGTAATCATCAAGGTTTATGGGGGTTTATACGACCCCCTTTTTTTGTATTTTGTGGTTAAATAATAGTGTCGCCGAAAGGGACAAAAATTAACACTCGCTTATTAAAGGAGACCTATTATGGGAAACATTCAAAAATTTTATACACAGGATCTTGATTCATTGATGGATAAGATCGTAAAGAACAGCGTTGGTATGGACGACTACTTCCAACAGTTCTTCAATTACGATACATCTTCAAACTATCCTCCATATAATCACATACAGCTAAATAATGTTGACTCTCTATTAGAGATCGCACTTGCTGGCTTTAGTAAAAAGGAGATCCATGTATACACCGAGTACGGAAGACTTATCGTTGAAGGAAAGAAAGAGGAAAAGGAGGGGCAATCCGAGTATGTCCATAAAGGATTGGCTAAGAGATCTTTCTCAAGAGCGTGGGCTTTATCAGAAGATATTGAAGTCCGAGAGGTTCAATTCAAAGATGGACTTCTTACCGTTAAGTTGGGTAAAGTAGTTCCAGATCATCATGCAAGGAAAGATTATATGTAGAAAGTATTAAGATTGTAGTGCATTATACCTATTGTTAGGATCTCCAAACATAAATATGTTACAGGAGGTAAAGACAAATGCTAAACATCAAGTTTACATTGGCACATCCTATAGTGCCAGAATTTGATCCAGAAATCCACGATCCAGATGAGGTGTTTGCACTTCTCTGTTACCGAGGAATTCATTACGCCAAGTGGTGTAACATCAAGATACTTTTTCAATAATACACAGGGGGTTGACAAACCCTCTTTTTTTGTCCTAAAATATAAGAATGATTGATTTTTTATTTCCTACCACGCTGTATCATACAGATCTGGATACTCCTGATGATATTCATGAAGGTATGGTAAATTACATTGATAGGTTCTATAATAAAAATATAGAACACCTTGGATTTGCTCCTAGTTTTACTGGAGAGATACTAGGTGATTCTCAGATATCAGCAGAACCAGAGTTCTCATGGGTTACAAAACAGATATCAATACATCTTGAAAAATACATAGAAGAGATAGGAGCAACATTAAAACCAACAGATATACATCCAGGCTCAGACATATATGTTCCTCAATCATGGCCAATAGTATGCGTAAATGGAGGGGGTGTTGGGTATCATAATCACTGTCAATCACATTTTAGTGCGGTCTTTTATGTAAGAACAGAGAAAGATAATCCTACAGGGCAACTAGTAGTCCATGCACCAGAACCAAATACTTTATCTGGATTACCTATATTTCACCATAAACCAACATACGGAAGTTGTAAGACAAAAAAATATGATGCTGTTCAAAATAGACTAATAATATTTCCGTCCACTTTGCATCATGAGGTTTTACCTTATCGTGGTATCTTAAATAGATATTCCATATCATATGATATTTTGATTACAACTAGAAAAGAAGCGGGTAATTTTTGTTTAGTAAATCCAAGAAGATGGGTAAAAATTTAGGGGTTGACAAACTCTCTTCTTTGTGCCATAATATATTTGTTGGACGCAACATGGGAGTGACTGAATAAACTTACTGGCAACTGCTGGTTAAGGTGATGGGTCAGAGGT